TATAATTAGTCCACATCAAAGTACAAATGGAGATGGTACATTTAAGACTTTCTTTGTTGATGCTGACGCTAATCAAAAATTAGTTGGTACAGAATCTGGAACAGCTCAAAATATTACAACAGACCAAAGTGGTACAGTTAAGACATTCTATAATGAAGATCCATTTGCTGATAATGATGAATTTGAAATTGCCGGTGATTCTGTTATAGACTTTACAGAATCTAATCCATTTGGAGACCCATAATGTTTGAAAATCATTTTTATCACGAATCAACTCGTAGGATGGTATCTGTATTTGGTTCTATGTTTAATGACTTAGAAGTTGTTAAAAAAGATGGTAGTGGAAAGATACTGCAAAAAATTAAAGTTCCTCTTTCATATGCACCTAGACAAAAAGTTCTTGCTCGTTTAAATGAACAAACATCAGGACCTGATATAGCTCTTAAATTACCAAGAATATCATTTGAGATAAGCTCTTTTGCATATGATGCTAATGCAAGAGTATCTAAACATAAAAATTATAAAAAGGTTGTAACAGGTGATACACTACAATTAAATACGTTAGGATCTCCAGCTGTATATAAAGTTGGATTTGAATTAAATATTCTTGCCAAAACACAAGATGAAGCATTACAATTATTAGAACAAATACTTCCAATGTTTCAACCAGAATATACAGTAACAATTCATGATATTCCAAGTATGAATATTAAAACAGACACACCAATTATATTGGAGAGTGTTGATACTAATGATGATTATGAGGGTGATTTAATAACAAGGCGAGCTATTATATATACTTTAAGTTTCTCAACTCGTATTCGTTATTATAGAGGCATTGGTAAGAGTAAACAAATTCTTCAAACGGAAGTTGATTATTCAGAAGCTGTTGACCCTACTACTCATAAGTTTGAGACACAAAAGGTAGTTGGTACTACCACATCGGACGGTGCAGGTGGTTTTAAAGAACCGTACACCGAAACTATTAACTTTTTTGACACGGACGTATAACTATGTATAATTATAAAGCAAAATTAATGAGAGTCGTTGATGGCGATACTATTGATGCAGAAATAGACTTAGGATTTAAAATATTTATTAAAGAAAGAATTCGTTTAATGGGTATAGATACTCCTGAGAGTAGAACAAGAAATCTAGCTGAAAAATCTTGGGGTAAAGCAGCTAAATATAGATTAGAAGAATTATTAGCAGAAGCAGATGGTAAATTTACTTTGGTTACTCAAATGCAAGCTAAGGGTAAATTTGGAAGAATATTAGGGACTATTCAAGTCTCAACAAAAGATGGTATCGTTGATGCCAATCAAGTTTTGATTAATGAAAATCTTGCTATACCTTACACAGGTGGTAATAAAGAAGAGAGTAGAACCGCAGCAGGAGTATTAGATTTATGGAACACATATTATGAGCACACTACAGAAGACTGATGCTGATTACGAAAACGTAAGAAAACAATTTTTTGATTTAGCCTCACAAGGTGATGAGGCTATTTCATTAATGCTTGAACTTGCTAGAGAGTCAGAACATCCTAGAGCTTTTGAAGTTCTTGGAATGCTAATTAAACAAAATGCTGAGATATGCGAAAAGATTCTTAAACTTCATAAAACAAAAAAAGATGTTGATAAAGATGATTTACGTGCATTAAGACAAACCGAAGGAATAACACACAATAATGTGTTTATAGGTTCTACTGCAGAGTTACAAAAAATGTTACGTGACGAAATAGTAATAGAACCGGACACAAATTTCACAGATGAGTAAAGAAAATAACATGTATTTGGGTAATCCCAATGTACGTGGTGCAGATATTGAACAACCATGGACTAAAGAGGAATTAGTTGAATATAAAAAATGTTTAGACGATCCAGTATATTTTGCAAAAGAATATTGTAAAATAATTCATCTTGATGATGGATTAGTACCATTTAATTTATATCCATATCAACAAAAAATGTTTGAACAATTTGAGGATAATAGATTTTCTATTGTTCTTGCTTGTCGTCAAAGTGGTAAATCAATTGCTGTTGTAGCATATCTTTTATGGTATGTTATATTTAAGGGTGAACAAGTTGTAGGTATTCTAGCAAATAAAGAAGTTATTGCTAGAGAAATGCTTGGTAGGATTACTCTTATGTTAGAGAACCTTCCATTCTTTCTACAGCCTGGTTGTACAGCTCTCAATAAAAAATCAATATCATTCTCTAATAATTCAAGGCTTATAGCATCAGCTACATCATCAAGCTCTATTCGTGGTATGTCACTTAATCTTGTATACCTTGATGAGTTTGCATTTGTTGAGAATGCTTCAGAATTTTATACTTCAACATATCCTGTAATCTCAGGTGGTAAAACATCTAAAGTTATTATTACGTCTACTGCAAATGGTATAGGTAATATGTACCATAAGTTATATGAAGGAGCTATTCAAAAGACAAATGAATTCACACCATATAGAGTAGATTGGTGGGATGTACCAGGAAGAGATGAAGAGTGGAAACGAATGACTATTGAAAATACTTCACCTTTACAATTTGACCAAGAGTTTGGTAATTCATTTCATGGTACAGGTAATACATTAATATCTGCTGAAACATTATTAGCTTTAAGAGCAACATATCCTATTGAAGAACAAAATGGTGTAAAAATATTTCATCAGCCTGAAGAAGACCATAATTATTTAATGTTTGTTGATACATCTAGAGGACGAGGACAAGATTATTCTACATTTAATGTTATAGATGTGAGTACAAATCCATTCCAACAAGTATGTGTTTATAGAAATAATACAATAAGTCCATTATTATTTCCTGATTTACTCTATAAATATGCCACACATTATAATATGTGTTATGTAGTAGTTGAATCAAATGATGCTGGCCAGGTTGTAGTTAATGGTTTATACTATGATTTAGAATATGAGAATGTATTTGTAGAGAGTATGGTTAGAGCTAATGCTATTGGTGTAACTATGACTAAAAAAGTTAAAAGAATGGGTTGTTCAAACATAAGAGATATAATGGAACAAAAGAAATTAACTATAAATTGTGAAGATACTATAAGAGAAATGAGTACATTTGTTGCAAAAGGTACTTCATATGAGGCAGATCATAATAATCATGATGACCTTATGATGAATTTAGTTCTATTTGGATGGTTTACGTCTACACCATTCTTTAGAGAAGCAACAGATGTTAAATTAAAACACATGTTATATAAAGAAAAGGTTAAACAATTACAAGATGAAGTAATACCAGTAGGTAATATGCCACAAAGAGAAACAGAACATCCATTTGGAGAAGGCTGGCAAGTCTGGAGAGGATGAATTTTATAAATAAGTATATTGAGAATAATCCGTATTATGAAAATCTTATAACAACATGACAAGGGGTAAATAAATGGCATTTCTAGTCTCACCTGGGGTACAGGTAAAAGAAATCGATTTGACTAATGTCGTTCCGTCTACGTCGTCAACAATAGGAGCTATGGCTGGTGCATTCCAGTGGGGTCCTGCTGAGGAAGTAGTTACTGTGAGTAGCGAAACGGAATTAGTTGATAAGTTTGGGAAGCCAAGTGCAGAAACATTTGAAAGTGTTCTGACGGCGGCCCAATTTTTAAGTTATGGCAGCGCGTTAAAAGTTGTCAGAGCAGTTGGAAGCTCTGCCAGAAATGCAACATTATCTGGTACTGGTATTCTAGCAAAAAATGATGATCACTTTAGTACATTAACACCTGCAGCAGCAGACTGGGTTATGGCCCGTCATCCTGGTGTAATTGGTAATGCATTAACAGTGGAAGTAGCGACTAACCCAACATCTTGGGCAGCTAGCGCTAGTTGGAAAACATGGACTGAAGGTGCTCCTGGCACCTCAACCGGAGCCGCAGCAGTAGGTGGTTCAAATGATGAAATACATATAGTAGTCAGAGACTTTACAGGTGCTATAACAGGCACAGCTGGCGAAGTACTTGAAGTATTTAGTTACTTAAGTCAAGCTAGTGATGTAAAATCTAGTGATGGTACATCTTTATATTATAAAGATCATATCAATACAAACTCTGAATGGATCCGTATAGGTAACCACGCAGCAGCATTAACAGATGCTGGTGAAGCAGCAGCAAGTAATGCATTTACACAAGTAAACGCGTTTTTTGCTAACATATCTGGTGGTGTAGATGATAACGTATTAACAGTAGGTGAAACTACTTTAATGTACGCTAAATTCGCCGATGCGGAAACAATTGATGTAAACTTAGTGTTCCAAGCAAACTCAGGATTGAGTGCAGCTGATAACATTACACTAAGTAATCATATAACTGCACTATGTGCAGCAAGAAAGGATGC